ATCCAGACCCACCGCTAGATAAGTCGCTAGGGCTGCTGCTAGAAAGCTTCTTGCCCAGGATGCGGCTGCGCTTTTTAGGTTTTCCATTTATAGGCTCTCCTGTTAGTAGAGGTATCCGGAACATACTCCGGTCGTTATCGCCCAGTTTTGTAAAGCTAATGTGGATATGTGTCTTATGTGGGTTAATACCGGTGTATTTACGCCACTTATAGTTACGCTTCCAGCTTGCTATCTTGCCGTTAAAGATTATGTAGGAAATTCGTTTATCAGATCTGGCAAGTAATCGTAACTGATCAGCAAGGTCGAACGCCTCGGATTTGTGGGATCTAAGATCAGCATCGAGATCGATGGCACGTACAATGCCTTCAGCAGTAGGATTGTGATTGGACTTACGAGCTGCATGCTTCGCATCACCGAGCCACCCATCCGAAGCTCTATCTCTATCGGGGAACGCATCGTCAATTTGCTCGCGAAGCTGTTGCCCTGCTTTGCACAGTTTGGCCATATCCTACGAGATTGTGCCGTTTTCTTTGGCGGCTTCTAGTCCGTCATAGTGGGCTTTGGTCATTGAGGTAAAAGACCCATCGCCATTGTCAATAATGACGTGCTGGGTGACTTCTCCCATTGTTTCCACTTCAACGATTTCAATTTTTTCCATTTTATAACTCCGCACTTAGTCCGAGATAACCTGAAACACCTGCTTGAACGTTGAGCGCATAAGGTCTGTACTGTGTTAAGCCAGTTGCCGCTAAATCTATGGCTACTTCCTCTGCACCTGTTGAGCCGATAGTCGCTGAGGTGACGTTTATTCTTGCATTAAACCCGTCAGCAACCGCTAGGTTGGAATAGTCAATAGCAGTCGGAGAAACTCGCATTTTACCAGCACCAAGTTTTACAGAAATGCGGGCATTGGTTGTGCTTGTTGCAGTTCCATAACCGCCAATTTGTGTGTTAGTTCCAGACAAGCGATAGTAATAATATGAACAGGCAGCAAACTCGCCTTGAAGTGTTCCCGTAGCAGTCTGAAACGCCGTACTTACATTTCCAGCCTCTAGTTGCCAACCCCAGGTATCAATAGTTGATGCTGCAACAGGGTGTGCAATTCTAACTTGAAGGCTGGAATTAGCACCAATAGTTTTACCTGAAACACTTGGGATATTGGCAGTTATTGAAAATCTCTGCCAATCAGTAGTTAAGGAAACAGTATCATTTAATGCCGTTACTGCGCTTGAACCACCTGTGCCAAACTCTTGCGTTGCTGTAACACTTGCAGTAATGCTAGCTGATGCTTTAGCCCAAAATGAAAACGTTGCTGTTTGTCCTGCCAAAGTTCTTACATCTTCAATTCTCTGACGGATAGACATAGCGGTAGCACTTCCTAAAGTTGCCACATCACTTCTCAAAAAATAAGTTGCTTCATAACCAGCCTCAGGTGCAGTTCCAGGGGTGAAAGCCTGCTGAGATACTGTCCACGAAGTAGGTGCAGCGGTAGAGTACACCGCATAAAATCTATCAGCCGTGTAAAGACTGTTTGTCGTAATAGAGAAACTTGTGCCTCTCTGCCAAATGCTGAAATCAGAATTAATTATTTTTTGCTTACCCGCAGCATAATTATTTTGCCAGCGTAATCCTGTGGTTGCGCTAGAATCTGCGACTAATTGCTGCCCATTGGAACCCGCTGCCAATCGAGCATCGGCGGTGCTATAAGTGTATAAATCACCTTTTGTAGTCAAAGGCGAGGCAGTAATGTTCACCCATGAACTGCCTGTATATTTGTAAAGGTTGTTATCCGCATCAATATAGCAAACCATTCCTTCAGCAAGAACGCCTGAAAGCGCGGTGTTACGCGCTGCGGTAGTAGCAAAGCGCATAATACTTTGCTCCATTAGATACGTGTTTACCTGAGCTGCGGTTAATACGTCACCGGTATTAAACAGCTTATATCCTGCACCTGCCATTGTTTCTCCTTAGTAGCTCAGCACGTCTTGGTCTAGTATACCTGAAATGCTTGAATCTAACACGAAGCCAGCCAATAAAGGCTCAGCCGTGAATAAAGTTGTGTTCCAGCTTGATTTTGTAATGTCGTGGTGAATCCCATTGATTAAACTAGGTTGAGTAACGCTGCTAGATCCGGGCATAGTCTTGGTTACTAACACGCCATCAAGTAATTCTATGTCTACCCCTGCTAGAGGTTTATTAGGGTTAATGTCATCATAAAGATTGAGCTGGATGCTATCTACTCTGACCTCAGGATCCTTACGGGTAGCCAGGATGCCTTGAGCTTGGTTCAACGCTTCAGCATCGGTTTGTACTAAAATGTCCTCACGCGTGCCTGAGTGTAGGAAAAACTTATCAATGGAGTCCTGGTCAAAGGCGTTCTGAGGTGTGCCACCGGCTCGGGTGACAGTTACATCATTTACTAAGTTAGTATCATCAAAGGCCACTACGGCGTTGGTATAGCTAATGTCTGAGCCGGTATCGCTAAAAGTGTAAGCTGCAAAGGCAGGATTGGTAATCAGGCTGTCGCGGTCAATAAAGGTAACTGAGCCTTCGCCATCAATAAAGATGCCGCCAAACTCGCTATCCTCTACCCTCTGTAAAGCTTCTAGAGCCGTTCTAGGCGTTCCAGGATCGGCTTGTAGGGTACTTTGTCCAGTATCCACGTTACGTAGGCTTATAGGCCATTCTATGGCATCTAAAAGGGCATCTACGCGACCACCTGAAAGCTGTCCGGCCGGCGCGCCTGATACTGTTGTTACCTGGCTACCCGCTAGTAATTTAAAGCCATCGACACATCTTAGGCTAACTTTAGATACATCAAAGTTACCTTGGTTAAAGCCGGTGTCATAGTTAGTTATGAAGCCTGAAAATAGGTAATAGTCCACGCCTAGATAGGTTGCATAAATGATAATCTGCCGCAAAGGCACTAAATTGGGATAGTAAGCCCCGGCAGGGTTTAGAGGGTTCCAATCGCCATTTTGATCATATAACTCAACGATTGCCGTACCTGCATCAAACTTAGAGGTAATGCGTGAACGACCGCGCCGAATAGTTACTTTGTGTACCAAGTCAGTAACCTCAACAGGTAAAGTGCCTGAGCCTAAGCGGTTGGTTCCTATTATGCCTTCAGTTGCACTATCCAAAATCAAAGGGTTAGTTTCAAAAGCAGTATTGCTATCAAAGTCTACAAATACCCTAAGCGTAGGTGCTGCCATTAGAGCGCAATCGCTTTCAGAGTTACTGATTGACCTCTACGCTGGATTTCATACAATCCCTCAGTAACGGCGGTTACTAAGTCTTGTTCGGTAGTTACGTTACCTGCGACATTTACGACAACCTGAGCCGGGGCTATGCCAGCTGCGTAGGTGGCGGCTATTGACTCGCCTAGTAAATCAGCTGCCGCTAAAGTTTCTAAAGATGCTGCGGCTACGGCTAAAGCTGCCGCAGATTCCTCTAATATCCCGGCTGCATCCATAGAAGCATTGGCGGCCTCTAAAAACTCCTCAGCTGCCGCTTTTTCCTCAGGTGTAGTAGCCGCTGCGACTGCCGCTTGGGCTGCTGCGATAGCTAAACTAGCATCTGCATTAGCAGACGAAGCTGCTGCCTGTGCTGCATAAAAATCACCTGTCGCCATAGCGGCGTTACCGGCGGAAGCGGCGGATCTAGCTGCTAAAGCATTGGCATTGGATATGCCTTGAATAGCCAATAAAGCGGCCATAAGCTTCTCAAGTGACTTCATCCAGTCGGCAAAAGGATCATTAGCCTTAGGGAAAGTCGTAAGCGATAGGGCTAACTTCTCAGTTCTAGCCTGAAGGTCATTAAGTTTATCTAATAACGCCTCAGCTTCATCAACATTACCTTTTGCTACTTCCTCTTTAATCTGCTCAATTAAAAGCAATTCCTCAACGCGGCGGCGTTCCTCATCTGTAAGCTTGCCTTGTAGAGCAGCTTGTAACTGGATGCGTGTAATATCAAACTTGCGCTCTTTCTCCATCAACATAATCGATATGCGCTTCAGTCGGTTAGCCTTTTCTTGCTCGCGTAAAGACTTGTTACGCAAACGCTCAAGCTCTTTTTCGCGCTTGATTCTTTCTTCCTCAAGCTTTGCCATTTTGGCATCCAGAGCAGGTTGTCCAATTCCCCCAGTTGGAAAGAATAAAGGCCGCTGAGTTTTGCCTAAGTCCATCAGCATATTGAGTAGCTTCATGGCTTGTGGGAATTGGCTTAAATACTGAAGCTGATCAATGAAAGGTATGCGCTGTTGAACAGTTGAAACTAGAACGCCAATACCACGTATAGCATCCGCCGCAGCGATACCAAAGTTTTCCATAGCGGTAGTCGCACCGCCGATGCCACCTTCACCTGCAAGCATTGAGAAACTATCAAGCAACGCCCCGCCGATAGTGTCTTGCATTTTATTGTAGGAAACGTTTATAAGCTCTAACTTACCTGCGTAGGTTTCTAGGTAAGCTGCTCGCTGGCCACTAAATTGCTTATTGAGCAATTCCTGAACTTTAGTAAAGCTAGTTGTGCGTAATTCTGTCTTGCTCAAGCCCAGATTATATTTAGACAAAGACGAGTTGTTGCCTAGATATGAACGGCTTAAATCATTAACTACTGTCTGTAAATCAACGCCTGATCCGGCAGATACATCAATGGCCGTGGCGAGTAACTCTTGGGATTGGTAAACTGAGCGTGTTGTTTGCGCTAAAGTCTGGAAAGCAGGGCGCAGCTCATCTTTTAATACAGCTGATTGTTTCTCTAGGCTTTCTAAGTATCTTTCAACATCTGGAGTGGCAAAACCCAGATTTACACCTTTAAGGGCTTGCTCAAATCTTGCGGCAGCTTGCTCATCATCAATAAAAGCCTTCATGGCTTGCTTGCCGAAATTGATTATTTGTTGGGTCGAAAAGGTAGCAGCTATTGTGCCAGCTAATCTCTTGAAGCCTTTTTCTAAATTAGTGGTTGCTTTTTCAGCATCCTTAAAACCTTTTTTCTTTAGCTCAGCCGCAATTATGATGCGAATATCAGATTCGGTTAAAGCCATTATGCAGCCACCCCTCTACTACGGCGGACACGATTATAAAGTTTGCTTTTAGCTTCCTCGACTGATCTCAATGTCGCGTTTAATGCTCGCCCTTGATTACGCTTATATGCAGCATAGAGTAAACGGCCAGTTGAATTACGGCCACGACCTGCATAATCCACCAAGCCGCCAATGCCGTTCATAGACCCAATAAATGTTGCACCGGCTTCAGGGTTATTAGATTGGGATCTAGCGTTAGGTGTTCCAACGCGACCAGCGGTTTCAATAATTGCGCCGGCTCTGGATTTATTAAACAAAGTAAATAATGACGTAAACCCTGAATTATCGACACGTGAATTGGCTATCGAATATGTTAAGCCACGTCTAATTATTGTCTGATTATATGAAGGGAAAGCATCTTTGCGGCCAGTCCTAGATTTACGCTCATATCCTGGATCGTTCCAGTTTATCAAACTACCTGGTGCGCGACCATCTACTTTAGATCTTGCATCTCTAATGATTGGCTTTAACGCTTCTCGAACGTTTTTATCCATTTCTTGCTTTATATCAGGCGCGAGTTTTCGCAAGGCTTTTTTAAGCTCTACGACCCCTTCGATTACTACTGGCATTTTTCCTATCCTCGGCCTGTTTCTTTAGCACTTCATAGAACGCTTTTAGTAAATCACGATCCATGTTAATAAACTCGCTAGGCGCAATTCCCGTATGCACCGATAGTTGAGCTATCGAATACGTACGGGAATCACGCGTTAGCCATTTGGGTAATCATCCCCTAGAACCTCAACAGCCTTTAAGGTTTCTAGAAACTTATCGCCAAACGGCTTGACATCTGGCGCATCTGCTCTACGCAGACACTCCCAAGCAAGCCAATAAATATCGCTCTGCTTTTGATCCTCGCGAAAAGCGCGGTAAAAGCCTTTTTTAGCGTATTGCTCGAAAGCATACTCAATGGCCGGAGTGATTTCATGAACGCTCTCGGTTCCATCTGCCCTAGTTACTTTTAGACTTGCCATTGTTGCCCCTTTTATTTAATTAGAACGTGCCGCTGTCTGCGACTGTTACTGCTGAGTTTACTGTAAAAGTAATATCCATTGTAGCCATATCGCCTACTGCACCATTGATAGGTGTTAGGTTGTTTACAAGAATATCAAAACTGTAAAGCTTGTTGGTTGCTGCTACTGCTGCTACCTTGTCCTGAAGCATCTTAACTGCGACAGTTGTACCGAAAGCATCTGACAATGTGTCAAGCACAGAGGCAGCTGCCTGGTCGTTTAGGAAAGATACAGTCAGGGTTGCTGACTCTAGACCCTTCACAAACTTGTGAGCGGTATCGCCCATAGCGGTTACTTCAAGCTCATCAAAAGCCTGATTTAGGGTTACGCTGGTTACGTGGTCGCTAAGATCGACTGATGCAATCTTTAGCCCGACCTTGTTATTCAGAGTAATAGCCATTTGGATTATTCCTCGTCTTTCTTAGCGGTTGGTTTTGGTTTTTCTGAGACTGGCTTAGCCTGACCGATTTTGATTAGGAAAGCCTCACGCTCTTTGTCATTATCAGCCATTATTAACTCCAATCGGATAGAACGCTGATTGATACTTCACCGGATAGCAGATCTCCCGCTACTCCAGTCAAGACTGCTGGCGCACTAAATGTGCCTATTGAATAAGCGATGCTTGATGCCTCTAGCTTATTGACTATGTTTAGGTAGTAATCCTCAATGTTTATCAAGTTGCCTTGATTATCAAACATAGGTGCTAATACTACTAGTTTAAAGTTTACTTTTGGCTTAACTGTTTTGTAATGGTCGTTAGAAGGCTCAATGTATGGATCGCCGGGTTGCACTACGATTGAGTTAGCAAGGGGAGTGGCAGGTGGGAAGGAAAACACCTGCCACGCCGCATTATCAGCTAGCGCAGTCGCGATGGTTCCACGTAGGGTAGAGATTGCTGACATTACCCGACTTGACCGCCCGGTGCTAGGTGATCCGCAAGCAACCCGCGCACACGTGCCATAAGGGTATTACCCATACGATACGGCGAAGGTTGAAAGTCAGGTGAAATGCCGCCCGCGTTTGAAGCTTGGCGAGCTTGCCATATATCTACTGCAATCATTAGGGAAGCCTGATTAACCTCAGGCAAGGTTTCATAATCAACAGCTTGTGAGCCGTAAACCCGACCCCACGGCGCAATAGTGTGATAAGCGCGTGTGGTTATTTGTGCATTAACAAACTCTAGCCAAATGCCATTAGCTTTAGTAATGGTGTGTGTGCCGTTAAAGTGTTGGCGAACGTTTTCGACTGTAATAGTATCGCCGACTACAAATTGATCAGCGTTTTCATAAATATAAATGCGGCCTGTTGTGCCGGTAGCCTCAATCGCATAAACAGATTGAGTGTTGAACCATAACTTGCTTTTGACTATATTTTCAGCAGCCTGACAAACTTCCTCAACGACTGCCGAGCTGTATAAAGCCCCAATGCCAAGCGCAGAACGTAGCTCTGCTTCTGTAACGTATGTTGCTGGCATTTTTTCCTCTCTTTATGTTAGCCCCGGCGCAAGGGCTGTGCGCCGGGGTAACTCTACTACTAGGCTAATTAGGCCTTGTTGAACTTAAATGCGCCTGCCGCTGTCTTTGTGGCAATCGCATAGTAGCCGTACATGCCGATTTCGACCTTACCGGTTCCAACCTTCTCAGCGCGTAGCTGTAAGCGTGGTGACTCGTACCAAGTGTAAGAATCGCGGTTTAGGATAATGATTGTTCCATCTCCATCGCCGGATAGGTTGTAATCAACGTATAGAGGCAACCCGAGAACTGTTCCGCGGATTGCGTTTACCTGTACGTCACCAGCTGCGTTTTGTGGTGCAGCTGCATTAAAGATTGGTCGCTTCTGTGAATCTACAAGACCGACAATGTTAGTCCATTGTGTTGGTGAGCAGACGATACCGGTAGCGAACTTGAAAGTATTTGTATAGATTGACTCGCCACCACGTGCTACGAACTCTGCAAGTGTTTCGCCATCAAAAGGAACGGCTGTGGTTGTTGCATCTAGTGTTCCATCGGTTAGGATTTTATCAACCAATGCGTAGTCGGTGTGCTTAGCGTAAGCATCGCCCATGAGTGCTAGCAACTCGGTTAGGAACGCAGGGCTTGTGCGATCCAAGACCTCTACGGAGAATTGCTGCATTCCCGCAGCTTTTTTAACATCGACATCGATGTATTCGATTTCCAACTGTGTATCAGAAAACGCGCCGCCCTCAGCTACTGTTGCAACTGTTGGTGCAGTCTTAACGCGTGGAATCTGGAACTTCATGCCTGCATCTGGCAATACGCCTGCTGATACAGCTTCGATTGTTGGGCGAACGCCGGTTGTCTTAGGGTTGATAACTTCTGTTAGCTGACGTGTTGGCACAAGACCTGGAACGTCATTTACTGTATCTGTGTCAGATGCAGCTGCAATCCATTGACGAGCTTCCTCATCACCGAATACTGAAGCTTTAATTGTGTTTTCTAGCATTGTTAGCGGAGTTACGTTGATACGTGGCTTCGCGTAAATTGGTGCTGCAACTGTTGGGCGAGCAGCCTCTACCGCAGGGGCTTCGACCTTAGGCTCAACAGATGCGGTGTCTGGAGTATTCTCCACGACTGCCTCGCTTTCGTTTGTTGGGTTTTCTACTACTTCATCCTCTGAAGCAGCTACGCTCAATACCTCAGCACTCTTAAATGCTGCGGCTTGAACAAGACTGGTTTCGTATAACTTAGATGCTAAAACTTTGATAACGCCACCTTCGCGCTTGCTATCAATTACTTCTACGCCTACTGATAGGCCAGAACGCAATTGCTCAGATGCTTCAATTAGCGCATCGTTTCCACGTGTGGTGTTTGATACTTTGAAGGTTGCGTAGATGCCTTCATCGGTTTCCTCGTATGAAACCATACGCCCTAATGGCTTTTTTGCATCATGCTCAAGCAATAGTTTTGGCTTAGGGCTTTCAGGAATTTCAATAGATCCTTTTGTGAATACTACTTTACCGGCTGAGGTGTATCCGACTTCATTACCAAAAGGAACAATCTTACCGGTGATTGTGCGTTCCTCTGCGTTGCAGGTAATATCGTTAGAGAACGTTAGGCGCATCTGCGTTTCCATTCGGTGATAGGTTTTCCATTTCCATAGCTTGCTCAACAGTAATTAAACCTAGAGTAAGCATCTTTTCAATGACGGCAAGGCGTTCTAGCGCATTGACCGCTAAGAAAGCATCCTCGACATCAAACTTAACAATATTGCCTCGCGCAGTAATATCATCCATAGATAATCTGTCTTGGATTGCGTGGACGTACGGCGCGAGGGAAAGCGATACAAATTGACGGCGTTCATCTTGAACATTGGCATAAGTCATGCTGTTGTTCATGTCTGCGCTGATATAATACGCTGGCACGTTCATCATGCGTGCGATTTGTGTAGCTGTTGATTGAACAGCATCAACAAACATCATATCGCGTGGACTAAACGCAGTTGGTTGATAATCTAAAGTACTTGTAAGGTATGCAGTAGATCTGCGCTCACGTGCTGATTTCCACGCAGCGAGAATTGATTGCACTTCCTCTTGTGATAAATCTGCACCGGTATTCTTTAGAACACCTGAAGGCATCGGTGTAGCAGATGCCACACGCATAGCAGTTTCTAAATCGATTGCGCTGCGTAATGTACGTGCGCCACGTTGTAACACACCTTCATCTAGACCCTGGAACGTTACAAGTGATCCTAAACCTGACATCGGCGCAGGTGTTCCATCGACTGTGTACTGTGTAATGTAATTTGTGTATGAATCGGTCGTAAATGAAACGCGACCCGGTGCAACCCATTCAAAACGTGCAGGGCGGCCATCATCAAAATAAACTTCAGTAACGCGCCAATACGCAACGCCGTAGAACAATAAGCTATCTACTGTCCATGCAATAGTAGTGCTAAGCGGTTGGTGCATTGAAGGCTGCTCTAGCCATAATGGCTTGCCTAGTTTTTCGCCTGTGGACTTTTTGTAAAGCTCTAACGGAAAGCTTGCAATAGTGCCAGCGATTAAGTTACGGCATCTTGCCACAGCGGGAACAGTCATAGCTTCCTCGCGTGCTAGGGCTGTTAGGGCTGTTGGTAAATAATAATTAAAAGCATCGGTCATTAGTTGAGGCGCGGCTTGCGCTTCAATCTTTACCGGTTTTTTACGATCAAAAAGACCCATCGGTAAATGTTACCACACAAATCGGACATTTAGGACATAATAGCGGGTTTTGATTGTGGTTTTAACAGCTGGTGTGTCACCATAGCTAAACCGATAGCAGCTGACACGTCACCAGCAGACTTACGGCGCACTATGCGCCATCCTGCATCAGTTTCCTTAGCAGCGCAGTTGTTCATTGAGTTTACAAGCGATTCCTGCCCCGCATGCACAAGCCTTTCATTAACTATGCTGTCAAGCAGATCCGAACACGCCTGATAAAACACCTGACCGCTCATATCCTGTATTTTGTAGCCAGTCTGCGCTAAACGCTCAGCCACGCTCATGCTTGTGTATTTATCAAAGCATATTAGGCGCGGCTTGTATTGCTTAGCCCACTCAGCTATTTCAACAGCCATTTTTAACTCATCTATCGCTACCTGGCTCTCAAATTGAGCCACTACGCCCACGCCGACCTTGCCATCATCCATTAATTGACCTGCAACCAGCGAGGCTTGCTTTTTAGTCACAGATATATCCATGCCAAAGATTGTTAAGCGACCTGGCTCTAGTTTTAGATCCTGCACAGTCAAATCCTCAAATGCGCGATAAGGCCACGGCGATTTAAGCGCGCTAACCCATTGACATAGGGTTTCTGTACGGCTTGCTTCAGGCGTAGAGGTTGCAATAGCCTCGGCAATAGTTTCTTCATCGACAATATAGCCCAATGCGGGATTAGCCTGATACCAGGCGTTCTTATCTGTCAGCTTGCTAAAGTCATCGGCTGAATACTCCCAAAACCCTAAGCTCTTAGGTGGATAGCTCAATGCGCGCTCGCGTAGGTTATTTAATACGTGACTAAAGGCATCGCCGGCATTTGAGGTAAGCAATATCTGACTATTAGGCCTAGCGCGTGTAATTGGCTTAGCCGCTGTCCATGCTTCATCGCTAATTTCGCGTAACTCATCCACAAACAACAGATCCGCGGTCTTACCACGGCTTCCATCTCTAGTGGCCGCGACTATCTCGTATCTAGCTCCCGATAAAAGCTCAATCGATTCCTGACCATTGGCCACGCGGATCTGTTTTACTTGGGCTGCAAGTAGTGGGTTGTCCTCAATCACATCACACACCTTGCGAAAGGTATCTAATGCCATTCCCCGATTTGAGGACATGGCCACTATAGACCTTTCATTGAAAATGAACAACCCGGCAAGGATGCGAACCCTTGCTAAGTGCGTTTTTCCGTTTTGACGTGCGATTAGTAGCAGATTTGTCTTGCGGATCCACTTATCGTCTTTATCTACCTTAAGCATGTCATCCAGTACATACTCTTGCCACGGCAGCAGCTTCATAGGCTCGCCGTTCTCATCTTTGAGCTTAGTTAGCCAGTCTTTGACCTCAGGTAGCCTGCTCTTGGCTCTTAATGGCGCATTTTGTAACCTCGGCTTTGTAGAGCCTTTACGGCTTGCCATGAAAGATCACCAACATCGAAGGAAAAGGCGCAGGTTGAGTACCATCGCCAAACTTTAGCCTACCGCGTATGAATTGGATTGTGGTCCGGTTGCCTAAATAGCAGTAATCATGAAACCAAGCTGTATCTGTCCGAGAAGGCACCAGTAACACCGACTGGCCTTGATATATATGCGCTTTCTTGACCCAATCCTTAATAACACGACCATAAGGCGGATTGCACCAAACTGTGCCGTACCAATCGGCTTTTAAGCCATCTCTACGGCTTTCATCTGGATGATCCAAACCAAACCACTCAGGGCATTTGTGATTAGTGCTGCTAGCCGCAACATCGAGTGTGAATCCATATCGCTCATTGAGCTTGTCGTATAAATCTTGAGGCGTTGCCCAATCTACGCTTAATGCCTTATCCATATATGCCATTGTCAATTAGCCCCCGATTGGTCTGGATTAGTAAATGGTGAGTTCTGATCAATCCGGATTGAAGTATGTCCGATTTGTCCGGATTGGTCCGGATTTGTCCGAATCGGGGAGATTTGGAACGAAAAGGCAGGGGGGGTAGAACCCTGTGCTAAAAAAATGGTGTCCGTTTTATCCTTTTTAAGTATATTGCATCTGCGACAGGCAGCCACAAGATTATCCAACGTATCCTCACCGCCCTTTGACTTGGGATATACATGATCAACCTCATTAGCCACATCACCACAATAAGCGCAAGTGTAAGCATCACGCTGTAACACTTTAAGCCTAATCTTTTTCCAGCCAGCAGTAGCACGATAGGGTTTACTTGTCATCATCATCTACACAGTAGACACATACATTGTCATTAGTCATTATGTTATCCCAGCTTATCTCAACCTCATCAACTGGTACTAAACATCTACTACATATAGTTAGTGCCATCCGTTACGCTCCCAATGCTCTAATGCTGCACACGCACAGCCTTCGTATCTATGCTTGATATAACGTAAGTGTGCATCTATCTGTCTATATGGGTTAAGTGTGCCATACCACTTAGAGCGCATCTGGCCTAAGCCATAATGCGATCCGTTCTTAGCCTTATAGTTCCATCTACTTTCGTGGTGGATAAGCTCGTTATAGCATTGCATTTGTTCCCAAGTTAGCTTGTTATACGCATATAACTTTATATTCATAATGTTGAGTGGCTTTTGTACATTTCCATAAGTATTTTGTACAGATGCAACGCTAACTGTCATTAGCACCGCTAAAATGACAATAGCGCGGCCTAATGCTCGACCGCGAAGTGCGCTGCCTCTCAGGCGCGCAAGCGTTCTGAGCATACCAGACGTGTCAATAGGTTTAACAAAAGCCCAGGTCAGAGCGGCGTGTCGCATTTAAAATATCGACAATTTGTGAGGTTTCACTTTTTGTCACCGCCCCATCCCGTGCCCTTAAAGTGTATTGCTGGTGCTGTAAATTGCTTAGCCATAGGTTGTTGGCATGGCTGACACCAGATTGTGTGTTCGCTGTACATGTCAAAGGATTGCTCGATTGTTATTCCGCATCCTTCACATTTGAACGTGTAGATTGGCATGATTCGCACCTCTCTCTCATCCCATAAATCCATAAGCCACAGCCGTAGCATCTATGGAGTAAATACGGCTCAGCGGACATTTCCAAGTCCACAACGCTTCATGGCGTGTGTTGCGGTCTGACCAATGCCCCACAGAACACATGGCATATAAATAGGCTGATTATTTCCTTCGGCATTCACAAAACGTAGATCAGGCGGCAGCATAATGCTCACAGCCTCGGAATCCCACAAAGTTTTGCACCAACGGCTTTTGCTAACCTGAGTTAATGCAATGCCATTGCCGTGCGCCAACCACTTTTCCACCCACGGCGTAGAATCGCTAAATGGCGGGTTCATCCAGACTAAACCGAACCATTTAGCCTTTAGGCCGTCTGACTGTTTATCAAAATATTCCACGGCTGGAGTATGCAACGGCCCACCTTCGGGCGCACATACATCTAGATCGAAAATGAGTTTTAGCTCATCAAATATAAACTTTGGCGTGTATAGCTCATCATTAGCCATCAATAACCACTCGCCTTTAATAGATAGACAAGGTCGGACAAAGTGAGAACAGCCACGAAGTCCTGAACTGACTTCTCACCCTGCCCATTAAGACGTAGAACGCCCACGCCTAACCCTGTGGCTTTACGTTCATTGAGTTGGCGCATTAGACCAGCTAGGTCTAGTCCCGTACGCGCCTTAATCTCAATGTCCAGCCCTTTTATGCCGGTGATGTCAGAACCCTCGCGACCAGCACCGACCGGCAAAGAATGTTCCCAACCTTCACGCTGAAGGTATTCAGCAACTATGCGCTGTGTTGCATAGCCTCTGTGTTTTCTACTCTGATTGCTCATCTAATTGCTCGCATTGTAGGCAAAAGTCCTCAGCTAGTAACGCCATTTGTTTACAGCCTATGCAAAAGTCGCTTCTCATCCTGCTATCTCGCCTTCATCCTCTGGCCTAAACTGCCAGCGACCACTCGGATCTAAAACCATCCAAATTGTTTTGCATTGTTCAGCTTTACGCTTGTAGGGAAGCGGACATGACCAGCCTTTATAGGCACCTTTAGCACCCGTACCTTCACGGCAGATTCTCTGTCCATGCTTACACATTGGCACAGGTTGTGCGCCTAGCTCGGTCTTCAACAAATCTACTGCGTGATCAAATGCCGGTGCTAAATCGGCCGGTGGCTCGATAGTTGTATCCCAGACGATTTCAGCTGCACTATTTTGAGCTTCAAGGAACTCTTTTTGTTCCTTTGTTCTAACACGTATAGGTGCAGAATTCTCTTTAACGTCATTAACTCTAGCCATTTCCAGAGATGAAGCTCGCTTTCCTTTTGCACTAAGGCCAAGGTTGGCCAAGCATCTGCCGATCGATGAGGTTTCACAGTTCTCATACCAGAAAGCAGCATCCACGCCGCGATCCTTACGAGCCCCACGTGCATAGCCAGTAGCGGAAGGCATACTGTCTGCATAGGTACGATAAGCCATAGCCTTAAATACAACGATATTTTTTTCCTCGTCATTTAGCACCTGTTCTGTAATAATTGCACCATCAGGATATTGAGCGTAAAACGCATGGATTCTCGTATCCACATCCTCATAATTCTCCAAGTTGAACATCTAGCGTTTGTTTCCCTTCTCTATAATCAAGCTGCTCTTTAAAAGTCCAGATTGATCCATCTGTCCAAGTCTGCGCCTCTTTAGCACAAGTAAAACAGTAATGCCTCTCAATGACTTTTCCGTGGATAAATGACGTAATCGACCAAACCGCCTGCGCTTGGCCTTTAACATTATTAACCCCATATCTGGCCTTGCAGTATGAACACCAATCGCCCCTTTTACTCGGCGTAATCTTTGCCATAATCAGCCCAGTCCGTTCCAAGTGCCATTTCACCGGCAAGTGCCGCGTAGCTGACCAAGTCCACAAAACTATCCCGCTTTGGAGTTTCAACAAGCCTTGAAATCTTGACCAACGCCATGCAGATACACACGTCCAATGGATCAATTTCCCTTCCGAAATAGCTACCCCATAGCTCAGAGATTCGCTTGATATTGATTGCCGGGTGGCCGTATTCAAGCCCCCTGTCACCGATTGTGTCAGCTGCCTCATTTAGAATAGCCTTTGCTGAAAACGCCTTTTGCCCTATTCCATCCATGCGCGTAGCCCTTTCGATAGTAATTTTCCTTAACCTTTTGAACATAACTGTAAAGCCCTGAAACTAACATCAGTAAGCCGAAACAGACATAGACAATCTGCTCAGCTGTTAGGTTGTGTTTCATGTTGCCCCTTTCGTTATTCCAAAAGGTACGGCATTGACACTTCTCTATCCAATCAGATATGGGTGTGTCGTATAACGTTTTGATAACGGCCTAGCCGTAACGCTTACCCTCTACAATAAATGATCCATCGCGCTCTATCGGTATGGCTACCGGCTGCACACGCTTTTTGTCAATATAGATGATTCCAAAACCCTGCTGCCAGTTCATTGTGCCGCGTGTGTAATAGGCTTTCGATATGTCCATTAAATGACCAACCTCGAAGCCTGTCAGAGTACCTGTTAAAACGCCTCCAGAGGCCGTTGAGAAGGCCGATAACCCCTGCCTGTGGGTATGACCACACACCACGCTCTTACCATGCCTCTTAGCGGCTTCGAGGGCCGTTAAACCCCCATGTGGCTTAGTGGCTTGCTCGTCACCATGCACCATTACCCAGTTCTCATGGAATTGATACGGCTTGCGGTGGAAGGTAATACCTAAAGCATCGAAGGCCATAAAGTTTTCGTACTCTAGCTCTGGCAGTCCAATTAGGCCAGGGAGTCGCTTGCTTAGAGAGTTGTAGAGTCTGTCGGTGTGGTTTGATCTAACGATGTGGGTAACGCCAAGTTCGAATAAGACCTGCTGAGCTGTGTCACGATCTCGACCAATGGTTCCAGACCACTCATCCCTACCGGATGACCAGCGGCTAATTGTTTGGAAGTCGATTTCATCGCCCACGCATAGAACGTCATCAGGCTTGTATTTGCGTATGAAGGCTGCGATATTCCGGGTGGCTTTTGTGTCATGAAAAGGTACTTGTAAGTCAGATATAACGACTAATCGCTTAATCCTCGTCATCCTCATCCTCGAAGGGCGATTGATCAGGGTTAGTAATTGACCAATCGGGCAGAGCTGGCCTATGGAAAGTGCTGGTTATGTAATCCATACTTTGCTCATGTGTGAAGCCATGACGTAATAGGGCTAGATATGCTTCATGCACTTCGATAGCCCACACGTCAAGTGGAGTTAATGGCTCGCGCTTATCTCGTTTAGCCTTAGCCGCTTTAGCGCGGCGTAGGTTAGCGAGCTCTCTTTTTGATAGTTTTCTTGCGCTCATTGGTTATATACTCCAGGAACATAGACTCAAGCTTTTCAATGCGTTGAACAATGTCTGATGCTTGTAGCATCGCTGGCACTTCATGGCGAATAATGTACCGCACACCACCGATTAAAATGGCTGTAATGGAAAGACACGCCAGAACAAAGGCTGCCCAATCTGTTGGGTTCATCGCCGCCCGAACGCTGTGTCGTTAGGATTTAGCCAGCGGATTATTACAGGTGCAACGGCAGCAATGCTGCTGGTTAGGATTGTTTTCCAGTCCAGACCCACCGCTAGATAAGTCGCTAGGGCTGCTGCTAGAAAGCTTCTTGCCCAGGATGCGGCTGCGCTTTTTAGGTTTTCCATTTATAGGCTCTCCTGTGAGTAGAGGTATCCGGAACATACTCCGGTCGTTATCGCCCAGTTTTGTAAAGCTAATGTGGATATGTGTCTTATGTGGGTTAATACCGGTGTATTTACGCCACTTATAGTTACGTTTCCAGCTTGCTATTTTGCCATTAAAGATTATGTAAGAAACTCGTTTATCAAATCTGGCAAGTAGTCGTAACTGATCAGCAAGGTCGAACGCCTCGGATTTGTGGGATCTAAGATCAGCATCGATATCGAGGGCACGTACAATGCCCTCAGGAGAAGGATTGTGATCGGACTTACGAGCTGCATGCTTCGCATCACCGAGCCACCCATCCGAAGCTCTATCTCTATCGGGGAACGCATCGTCAATTTGCTCGCGAAGCTGTTGCCCTGCTTTGCACAGTTTGGCCATATCCTACGAGATTGTGCCGTTTTCTTCTGCATCTGGGTTTTCTAGCCAGCGCAGGTAACGTTGATAATCAGAGTTGGCTTCATCCTTTGGGATTAGTAACACCCTGTTTCCGTCAGTTGCTTTAATGAAACTATCGCCCAATTCGTTGGTAATGTCCTCATAAATAAATGCCATTTTTATAACTCCGCACTAAAGGCAAGGCGAGCGTTCGCATCTTGCGTTCTGACCCAATAACCAAAACCAGTTGTAGCCGACACTCCAGAGGTGACACCAATGCGAACGGCATCGGTGGTCGTTTCTGCAATAGCGGCAAAAGAATCAAAACCATCTGAGGTATTATTGCCCATAAGTTCAAAGTAATTAGTGCCTGTCACCTGTTCCATTGTCGGTGCAGTCCTCATTGATACTTTGAAAGGCAACACACCATAAATGGTATTAGTCGTATAGCAAACAACGTTGCCGACTGTTCTTTGTGCGCCTGTTCCTGGAATAGCGTTGTAGTAATACCGCTGGCAAGCGGCTAACTCGCCTTGAAGTGTTCCCGTAGCAGTCTGAAACGCCGTACTTACATTTCCAGCCTCTAGTTGCCAGCCCCAGGTATCAATAGTTGATGCTGCAACAGGGTGTGCAATTCTAACTTGAAGGCTGGAATTAGCACCAATAGTTTTACCTGAAACACTTGGGATATTGGCAGTTATTGAAAATCTCTGCCAATCAG